CCCGCCGAGAGTTCCCGCTTGATCTCGATCCACTCGCCATCGTTCAGATCGATCCGCCGTGTGTCCGTGCCCGCGAACTCTAACGCCATATCCTCGTCTCCCTCCGGTTAATCGAGCCGTGTAATCGTCGGCACGCCGCGCGCCCATGCCGTGAGCGTGACGCCGTCGACCCGCTTCACGTCGACCGGCCATGTCCAGCCGATCCCCGCGTCGACGACGAGCGTCAGTATAAGGCGATCGTGATCGAGATAGAACGTATTCCACGTGAGCAGCCGCGCCGTCACGTGGATCACGGGCGGACCGATCGCGTCGCGGTTGACCTCGAACGCCCAGTCGCCGATCGTCGCAGCCACGCGAGCGCCCGCCATCAGGCGCCCGCGTGAGCCACGGCCGGTCATTTAGTGCGTCGAGAGCACGCCGTCGCCGGTCAGTTCGACAGAGCCCTTCGACTTGTCGCCCGTGCCGCCGCCGATGATCGTGCTCGGCTTGACCCAGACGGTCCCGTAGTAATACGAGCCCGCGACGCTGCGATCCGGGTAGAGGTAGAAGTTCGAGACCGTCTCCGACAGGAACGCCGACCAGAGCGTGATCGACGCGGTATCGAAGTTCCCGTCGATCTTGCCCTTCCAGCTTTTCTCGCCCTTGACGAAGGTCTTGAACCCGTCGCCGAGTTCGGTCGTCTCGGCCAGATCGAAGTCTGCCTCGATCGAATACGTGTTTTGCTCGGACAACGGGACCGCAACACCAGTGCCCGGTGCCAAGTAAATGATCGCGTTTTTGCCGTGGATCGCCGTCATCGTGTGTGCTCCCTCGCTCTAGACCGTGCCCGCGAGACGCTGAAACGCGTCCGCGTGCGCGATCGAATCCATGAGTCGCGTCGCCCGTTCGTGGAACGTGTGACCGATGACGGCCTGACACTGTCGAGCCGCCATCGTTTCGCGCGCCTCCGGATGCGCGAGGTAAAACCGAACCAGCTTTTCGAGTTCCGGCCCCGTCCGGAACGTCGGAACATTATCTCCGAAAACGTCGAACAATTCCGGCCGAGGATCCGAAAGTTGAAACGCGCCGCATGCCGCCAGTTCATAGGCGCGCGGACCGAGACTGCACGCCTCATCGGAGGCTCGGTGCAGATTCAGGCAGATCTTCGCGCTCGCGTAGTATTCCCGCGCCCGCTTGTTCGGGACCACCATGTCTTCGTGCGCGTCGCGGAGCGGACTCCCCGGCATCAGGTGCGGCCACGGCCCGATCAGCCGGAGATGGATCCCTTCCCAGTTCACCGCTTCGAGGATCGCTTGCCGCTCCGGCCAGCCGGTCCCGATCAGCAGCACGTCGCACGCCAGATCCGGATTCGGCGTCGCGGGCGAGTGAAACTCCGGATCGTAAGCCGCGCCGAGATACGTCCAGCCGTGCCGCTCGGACGCGCGATCGTTCGTGAAGACCATCGGGTTCATGAGAAACGACGCGAACTCATGCTGATCGGCGTCCTCATACGGCGACTCGGTCAGGATGATCGCGACCGGAATCTGCACCTTCTCGACCAGCCGCAACGCTTCCGGATGCACGTTCAGGCCGGAGCAAATGATGACGAGATCGACCGAGTGCCGCAGCGCTTCGACGACGATCGTCTCACACGCTTGCAGGGACGCGTGCTTGATAAACGACGGATCCGCCTGATCGAGCCCGCCTTCCTTCATCGCGACAAAATGATATTGCAGTCGCTTCACGACGGAATAGGCGTGCATCTCGTGCCCCATCGCCGCCAGCGCGCGATAGTAGCCGCGCCCGACATCGGCGATCGAAATGTCGGCGCCCGGCAACACGAAGAGGATCCGGAGCTTCGTCATCGGTTACTCGCCTGAGCGATCCGTCAGTGCCGACTTCGCGCCCTGCACGGCCGCGCTCGGCCGCGTTGCGGTCTTCGCCGTGCCGTTGCCCGCGCAGTAGACGCAGAGCCCGGCGTCGTTCACGTCGGACGTGTAGACGGCCCGGCCGCAGCCGCCTTTGTCGGGATTGCAGGTTGTGACCTTCGGTTCGTTCATGGCGTTAGGCTCCTTTGATCGCGACGACGTAGATATCTTCCTCGCCGCGATCGTGTTCGACGACGAACGCGCCGCCCGCAAACGCGACGCCATACCAGCGCGCGCAGTCGTCCGACGTCACGTTCCGATACCACTCATGCGCCCGCAGCGACGAGCCGTCGACCGCCGAGTGCGGCGCCCGGCCGTTGCCAGCCGCCGTCATCAGGAAGACGCCGCCGACGCCCAGCAGCCGCGCCGCGTTCAGCACGATCGCTTCGCCCGCTGGCGTGTGTTCGAGCACTTCGCAGCAGACGACGACGTCGGCCAGCTTGCCGCCGAGCTTCGAGACGACCGCCCCGTAGAACTCCGGCGCCGCCCCGTCCGCGACGAGATCCACGCCCGGCCCGTCCGTGATGTCCGTCGACAGGTAGTCCGACGTCCGGAACAATGGACGGATGCTGCCGTTGATATTGCGCCCGCCGATCTCGACAACCGACAGGCCGAAGAGCCCGCGCCGCTTCACTTCCCGGCGAATGAACTCGTGTGCTTCAGGATGCATCAGGCTACCGGGCTCGGTTCTTTGTCGGCCTGCACGTTGATCGTCCAGACCCACCGCTCGTTTGCAGCGTCGCGATCTTGGAACGGTTTATCGATCTGTGTCAACGCCAAATACCGCACGCCGCCGATCGTCGTGTTCACCACGGAGGCGAAGTAGCGCTCGATCTTCTGCATGAGCAGCCGCCCCGTGGCCCAGTCGACCGATCGGACCATCACCTGAAACCGTGGCGACTCGTAGCGCGTCGCGCCCGCGCCGAGATTCGGCTCCGGCGCGAGCCCGCCGTATTCGATCAGCGCGACGCAGTCGTTCGGCGTCTCCGGCATCCGCCCGGCGAAGAGGTTCGTCGCGGTTGTCAGCCCCAGCGATGCCGCTGCGAGTCCGGCCGTCACTTCGTCGAGCATCAGGGACGCCGCCACTAGGCGCCCACTTCCGCTTTGATCTCCGCTGCCAAAAAGTCACGCATCACGCGCGCGCCTTCCATGACCGGGATCTCCAGATACTTCGCGCGTCCGACCGGATGGTGGACATGAAGCCGCTCGTGAACGAACGTCGCATACGGCGCCGCCGGACCGCCGTAGGCCAGCCGCACGATGATCACGTTGCCGGTCTTCGTGGGCAGTTCGACATGCCCCGTCGATCGGAGCGTGCCGTGATTCACCGGGCAGTCGCGTTGCTTCGAGATCGTCATGATCCGTTCGCCGAATCGGTAGAGCGATCCATACGCCGCCGAGACGTAGGCTTTCCCGGCCGCCTGCACGCCCGCGAGCCCCTTCGTGATGTCCACTTGCAGATTGATCGCCGCCATCAGCAGTAAATCACCGTATGATGATCGCCCTCTTCGTCACCGTTCAGCACGATCGCGATGATCGATGGCGACGCCGGAGTGAACGCCGCCGGGAGCGTGATCTTATAATTCGGGTTCAGCCCGGCGACCGTCGTCGGCAGATAGATCGTCACCATTGACGTCCGCACGTTGCCCTTCAGGTCACGCACGACGCGGATCGTGCCTTCCACGCGCGCCAGATAGTCAGTCCCGGTGCCCGTGTGCGCGATCTGCCCGTGACTGTCCGGCGCGCTCGGTGCCGTGAGTGTGATCGTGTCGATACAGAGATCGACGAGCGCCTGATCGATCATTCCTGATGATCCAGTGTCGGCAGGTCCGCCGTCGACGTCTCGTTCGTCTCTTCGTGAATGTCACGATAGATCGCCGGTTGCGGCGCGTCGTCGTTCGCGCGCTGAATATCCTTCTCGGCATTCGACAGCGCGCCCGCGAACGGCCGCTGGTGCGACGAGCCGCGCTGAAGCAGCGACGCGCGCAGATCCGTGTAGTGCGATAGCTCTTGCGTGATCGATAGGTTGCCGACGGTCTTACTCTGCGCTCGGCCCAATTGCGACAGGATAATCCCGACGGCCGCCGCCGCCGCGCGCCACACGTTCGCCTCCGTCGTCCGAAGGAACTCGATCTCGGCGTCACTGACGCGCATCCGATCGGCGGTATGGTCTTGCGCGAGAAACCGGATCGCGTCGCGCTGTTGCGCCGCTGTGCCTGCCGGGACGGGATTGTCGCCGTAAGTCTTCATCGGTCTCTCTCAGAAACGCGAACGGCGGATCCGGCGATCGTGTCTGCCGAATCCGCCGCCCACTCTACCCGCTCGCGCGACGGCCGCGCGAATTACGCCTCGTTCGGAATCACGTATTCGACCAGAATGTCGATGATGCCTGCCGTCAGCGCCGCGACGGCGACCGTGCAGGTGATCGTGCCCGCCGCCGACATGAGGATCTGTGTCGTCGAGTCGCTCGACTTCGGGATCATTTGCAGCAACGCCGAGTTCGCAAAGGTCGCCTTCGCCGTCGCCGCCAGCAGTGCCGCCGCGCCCGCGCCGCCCGCCGACAGGCCGATCGAGACCGTCGCCGAGCCGAGCGACGTCACGGCGCCCGATGCCGTCGGAACCGAGATCACGCCGCCGACAATCACGGCGCCTGCCGGGATCGTCGCGTTCTTCACTGGCGTGATCAAGCTGATCGCGCCGCCGTCGACCGCGAAGCTATACCGCGCCGTGGCATGGCGCCGCACGTGCGCGCTAGACATCCGCAATTGGTCGAAGACTGACGTGCCGCGAAATGTTCGAGACATTGTAAGAACCCCCTGATCCGGACGCTACGGCCGCGCTCGGCGAGACGCCGCCTTCGTCCCGGTCTTAGCAGCGCCCCGTCGGCCTGACGCCTTCTGGCGCCCTGCCCGGCCGCTGTTCGGCGTCTCCGCCGACTTGCTCGTGCTGGCGATCGTCTTCCGCGACTGCGCGCGGAGTGTCGCCGCTTCTTGCTCCGATGCCGCGCGGAGCGTGCCTTGCTTGATCAGCAGTTCTTCGTTGCGCGCGCCGGTTGTGTCAAGCACCGTGCCGACGGCCTGCACTTGCCCGAACCCCTCGAATTGCTTCAGAACGACCGTTACCATGATGAACTCCCCTCCGGTGAAGTTCTGCGAACGGCCTGACGCGTTCTCCGGACCGCGTCTGGCCGCCGACGAGT